GTATAGAATAAAAGGGAATTGGGGGTCCCCAGTTTCACGTATAAAACAATCAAGGTTTACACTGAGCAGTGTGCAAACCTTGATCATTAAACTCATGCAAAGGATTTATGAAATTGTTTCTATCAGGTTGAACCGTTTGCTTTTATGGAGGTTGCCTCCTATCTTGTATTTAAAGATTCTTCAACCTGCGGTTAAAATTATAATTGAAGTTTCAGTAGATTTAGTTTGTTTTTTAATCTTTAAATTTACTGCTGTTTCCTGTTTGAACAATAGAAAGAGCAACCACAACAGGGTAAACCAGTTACACTGCAAGTGTATTCTGAAAAGTGTATCACTCTGTTTCCTCTACAGTATGCTTAAATGATTCACGTTTGAGCTGAAAACCTTCATCTGTTTCAAGGGTGATTGAGTGCGTTTCCACTGTTGATATAGCTGCACTGGCGCATCTCGAATGAAATATGCTCTCTGCTTCGTTAAGCGTTTGTGCTGTTGCGGGTGTCACGATTGCTGTTGTTCCGTTTGTTGTCTGATATTCGTTTATAACGTACATAATAAAACCTCCGTTAAATTGATAAAATTATGGATTAAGCGGATATATTTTGCCATGGCACAAATGAATATATTGAAGTGTGGGTTGATGCACTTCGAGAATAATAATAAAAGGCAAATTTTGTTGCTGTTGGATATTGATCTAATAAGTTAGGCAGATTCGGCACTATGCAACTTTCTGTTTCTCTTGTGCCTGTAAATGGTCCAAAGAATAATACATTATTTTCATCATCTAAAAGTCCTATTGCAAAACCATCTCTATTTATTGTTGCATAATCTATAGAATCACAATAATGTAAAATTGCTATATTATTTTTTATTAGTCCGATTGGTAAACATTCGCTTTCTAAAGGTGTTAAAGTTGTGCCACTGACAACTCGTACTTCATCACCGAAAGCATTTATTAAATATCTTGTGTGATCAGTGATTGCGCCAGACTCGTGTGTAACGATCATTTTATTTCCGTCTATTTTTATTGATCTGGAATGTCTTGAAAATTCATATTGCCTTGTAAAGGCTTTTTTAGTTAGAAAATCTAAAGCATTTGGAAAATATGAATTATTATAATTCTTTAAATCACTGATATCCTGTGTATTCTGCTGTATATTATTAAGATTTTCCCGTACACTATTTACCAATGTTTCAGTATCGTCTTTGTTTTCTTCTGCCCTATTTGCACTTGTTTCAGCATTTAGCGCACTTGTATTTGCTTCACTTGCTTTAGTTGTGGCTGTGTTTGCGGCTGTCTGAGCGGCACTTCTGTCAGTAGCGGCAAGGGTAGCACTATGACTTGCGCTTGCCTGTGCAGTTTGAGCCGTGATAGCACTCTGTGCGGCTTCATTAGCTTTAGTGTTAGCATTTGTAGCGGCTGTACTTGCATTATTAGCACTTGCCTGAGCCGCCTCTCCTGCCGCAACAGCCGTGTCTCTTGCATTCATAGCGGCAAGTGAACTTGCGCTTGCATTAGAAGCACTTGTTGCGGCATTAATAGCACTTGTATTAGCGGCTGTTTGAGCGGTTTCGGCTCTTTCTGCATAGCTTGCCAACTGGTCAATATCGTCAAAGAAATTATTAACATAGGTCTGAAGTTCAAGAAAAGCATCTTTCAGCGTAATAACATTTCCAGTATCAGCGTTAACATTATCAATAACGCCATTAAGCTGTACAACCATCTTGCCAAGGACTTCATAATAGCTAAGACTATCATCATAGACAAGAGGTAGTACCTTTTGACACCAGAATTTAAAATTAGCGAGACTATTTACGGGTGTCAACGAAGGATTAATATTAGATGCCATACTTTACACCTCAGTTTTCAAGTATTCTTACAATATAGTTTGCAGAATCATACGCAAATGCTCTTGCGGCAGTTCCGCTTGCATCTGTCACCAAATTTCCAGTAACAGTTACAGTGCCATTACTATAGGTAATTGATGTAACATTAACCATCGGAATGATACTCATGTTACTTCTCCCCATTGCAATAACTCTCATACACAACTCCTTTCACCATAACAGCATGAACAAATCGTTCAATTCTCTAATTACATCCATATCTATATTAAGCAAGTTATCTCTGAAATCTTTAATCATTCTGGCATAATTAGCACCTGCGGATTTACCCATAACATGAAGTACATAATCTTCTGTGCTTTTACTTGTACCAACAGTAGAACCTTCATTCTTATCTGTTTCAAGAAAGTCATCAGTTCTTTCATTACTTCTCTGGATAGCAGATGTATTATCACCAGTAACAGTTTGCTGATTTGTCTCATTCTGCTGATTTTCAGAAGCACTTGCACCAGTTGTATTGCCGCTTTCGTTGGTCATTTCAGTATCAACGATATTTCTTGCGTTTGTCAAATAATTAAGATTTCTAACATTATTCAGCGTACCCTGTGGAGTATCTGAATAGGCATCATCTCTCTGGTAGTCTCTTGTTGCAGAATTTTTACTTGTACCAGTATTAGTTTCTGTACCTTTATTTTCAATATTTCTGTTACCAGTTGTAGTTGCCGTATTTGTATCGGCAGAAGTTTCGTTGCCAACATTCTTGCTTGTACCACTATTACTTCTCTCACTGGTTCTGCTATCAATATTTGTATTTTCACCTGTTTTCTGACCAACGTGAGTAGTGGTGATATCAACATCGTAAAGCGGATTATAAGTATACAATTCACTCTGATAGAGTTTATTGTAATACGGCATGATTTCATTCAGCTTAGTCTGAAGTTTGAGTTTCCACAAGCCATAGGTTTCGAGTCCAATTTCTCTGGTATAATAGTGCCGAATGATTTTGGTTTCCAGAGGTACACGATAGTTTTCATCAAAGATTGGAAAATCGAAATCAAAGATATGTGGTAATGCGGCAGTAATAACTTCATCTACATCAGAGAAGCCAACCGATTCAGTTTTACTTGCTTCAGTTTCACAAATGAATCTCAATTTAGTAGTATATTTACTCATTTGTCATGCTCCTCTCTTCTGAATTAATTGTATCACTATTTTCAGCATCCACGATTTCTTGATAATCTTCTCTATAGTCGCATTGTAAATTCAGACCAAACATTTTATTAATCTGTTCGCAAGCCATTCTTCTACTCTGCAAACGGGAGTATCTACTTGCAATCGTACCACCTTGGTTTCTGGTTACTTCATCAGTAATCAATCTTTCACGTTTCGTGATATTAACATTGCTGATACCAAGGTAAGTAAGTGCTTCATTCCACTTCTGAGTTTTCAGAGTATAAAGCTTATCGGCAACATATGGAGCATCCGTCTTCAGCACACTGATAGCATTCTGGTTCAAACCTCTATCTCCGAAAATAACAGGTTTATTGCCATCATAATCCATATAGAGATTTTCAACGGTCAACCTTTCATTTTCGCTACACCTTATCAGAATAGGCGTTTTCTGTGCATTAGCGTTAACACTTATTGCTCTATCAAGGTTATACAGTTCTCTTGCAAACATCCTTACATCGAGCATACTATTTTTATGCAACATATTGTTATAAATAATAACGCTATTTTTATCATCCAGTTCCCTGTTATAGCCATTAACAGCGTATGCCCTTCTTCTGATAGGAATCCTATAGACATTCAGCGGACCACTGATAGCGCACTGAAGAGCCAAATAGTCTTCGACTTCATCCTTAAAGAATACAGCCATGCCGTTAGCGAACAGGGTCAACTCAAGAAATCTGGGGTCTACTGTATCTGGCAGGTTACGCCATTCAAACATAGAGATAGACAATTCTGTAAGTCGATCATAGTATTGAATATAGGATGCGTTATTCAGATCAGCACTTTCCCAAAATTCTCTATCTCTTTTACGTCTGCCCATTGATTAAATTCCTCCTTTCTTATGATGGTGAATTATCAACTGTGTAGTCACCAACAAGATTATCGAGAAGTGTAACAGAACTAAGATTTTCACTATGCCAAAAAGTAATACCACGATTAAAGATATTAATTATTTGCTGTTTGTATATTTCTGGCACATTGGCTTCAAGGATACAAGCTTTAGTTTGTACATAGTTGAAATAAGGTCTACCATGAACATTTGGAATTTTTACTCTATGCGTGGCATAACCAAACATAGTAAAATAGTCATCAATAATACGCGCATATTCTGGACGTATGCAAAGATTATCGAAATAAAACTGTTTTGCACCTATAGAGTAATCAGCAAGTGATGTTTGAGTACCTTTTAATTCTGGTGGTCTTTTTGTTATTTCGTATATTTGTGCAAGTGATGTTGCTATACCAGTGAAAGCAGAAGCACCTTGCAATGTGGTAACTGGGTCTGGCATTAATCCACCACTCATGTTTCCTGCCATTGGTGCAGAAGGTGACATTATGGGGTTACCCTTTGATGATACCCCTGTCATAATTGCGCCGCCTGCCGCAAGTCCACCTTGTGATAATGCTAATAATTTAGCACCTGCTTCAATTCCAGAGCCAATCATGGAAGTAACAAGTGATGCACCATGCTGTGCAAAATATACTTTCCATACATCAACATCAATAGCAAACTGTGGAAATTCTTTAATGGTCATTCTATTTGCCGTTAATGCCACTTCACTTGGCTGTGGCAGATTATAACCTAATGGGTACAAAATAAGTGTGGGTTCTGGCACTATCAACCCAAGCATTCTGAATTTAACAGTTTGCCCAAAAAATTCCCACCTATAAATTGTGCTGTCTGAATCAGTTCTAACTCTAAGACAGTTATAAGGATACGTAAGAAGCTTTTTATTTTTAGGCGCGTAACCTGCAAGAGTATTATGTCGTGGTATAAAATTATCCCAATCGAGCAAGTCATAGGTATATGGTGCATAAGGGCACATATAAGCGGCAATAATGCCATCTTTGAACTGTGATTGTGCGGCATATTTAATAAAATCTGCAACAGTTGAAGGGTTATCTTTAGCTATTGGAACTAAACCTGTGTAGACATTATATGCTTGACCACCTTCAAATTTTTTAAAGTGGTTATTTACATCAGTTATTGGGTAATTATTATCCTCATAAAATGTGCAATAGAAAATTGCTGACGAAATATCACCATCTACAAGTTTTTCTTGTGTTGTTTGGTCATATTTTGTATAAGGCTTAAAGAATGATGTACCATCAATTATATATTCGCCTTGCTCTAATGTTTCTGGAACAGTATTCTCACCAATAGCATCTGTATTACTATGTTCACGCTCAACAAAGCACTGCTTTAAGGTGTAATCAAAAAGAAATGTCTGCATTACATCAATTTGGTAAGTAATTTCAGTAGTAATATTATTGACGTATTCCCAATTAGTGATGAACGCATAAAAATATTTATTCTCAAAGCTAATATTTCTGAAATAAAGGTAGTTATACTGAATAGCTTCAGCCATACCAAGTTCTAATCTTATTTTATTAGATGAAGTTCTCTGATAACTATTCTGCGGAAATATTCTGCCGTTTCCATCAGAAACTTTACCTCTGAAATATAAATACTGCTGTGTTGAATTTGCAAAGGTAACTGTATGGTCATAACTTGCATCAAGTGGTACATTTTTTAAAAGCGCAATTTCTGAGTTTGGAGCAATATATGCCATAGCTTTCTCCTTTCCTTAGAAATGAGGGAAGAGAGGTTATCCCTTCCCTCTTGTAAACCTTACTGCTTGGTGAACGTTACAGTACCACCCACAGCGGCAGAGGCAACTGTGATAGCAGAACCAGTGTAATCTGCATCACCAATCTTTGCGATAGGTGTTACAGTAGTCTGCCCATCAGGTACAATGAATGCGCCATACCTGTGAACAGCAATCCCAGCTTCAGTAGAATCTTCATCCTGTACGAACACAACATTCCTGTCACCAAGGGTTGCAGTATCATCAACTTCAAGAGTGATAATCTTAGCAGATTCAGAATCAATCACGCTTGCGATTGTGGCAGTGAAGGTTGCAGGAGCAGTGATGGTAGCACCATCATCAACAAAGACAACAGCATTGGAAAACGGGGAGAAGGAAACTGTCTTCCACACATGGTAGAAGTAATTCCAGTACATACCGCTTGCCACATACTTCTCGTCAAACTGAGCAAGGTTATCATAAATCTGAAACCACTCTTCATCAACAAGAACAGCTTTAACATCTGCCATGAGAGCAAGTTCTGCGGCTGTAACTTCTTCTATCATATCACTGTTAGCACGGATAACGTCGAAACGATCATTGTCAAAAGTGGTGAAGTCATCAATGAGCATAAGTCTGCCCATGAAGTCTGCCTTATCCATATTGAAAGCGGCGGCTAGAACATCAACATCATACTGAGCATTGAATTTTGCATCCATGAAGATGTACTGGTCACCTCTCGGAGTGGCAGTATGAACACCTGCGGCATTATACTTATCACTCATAAAGGTAATCATATTGGAGTTGCCACGGAAAGCAACGGCAGCTTCACTCATCTTGGTTGCATCAAACGCAACGGGGTACATCTTACCATGTGCGACAGCTTTGATGATAAGGTACTTGAAGAGAAGGAACTCATCGTATTCAGCACCAGTGTAGATAGCATCAACGATTCTTGCAATCAAATCCTGCACGCCATTTTCAGAGAGGAAAGCAGTTTTAAGATCATTGTTCTGGATGGTAATAGGATATTCAACACGATAGTTCATCGTGTGGAATGCCGTACGCACATCGGGAAGAGTGCGCTTCAGTTCACGCTGTTCAGCTTTTTCTGGTGAAAACTCACGTGCCTTGGCAATCTGCACAAAGACTTCTTCAACAGTTTCACCAAACTCAAGATAACCTTTCTTGAGCATAGCGTAAGCATTGTTAAAGGTTGCACTCTTAACTCTTACGCTTGCAATGCGGTTAATGAGAGAGGAAAGAAACTGGTTAGCAAGGTTGGGATAGCCGTACAGCACTTCACCAACTTTGGGAATGTCTCTTACATCACTAATCTCTGGAACAAGAGACTGGTATTCCATGCTTGCATTTGCTCTGATAGTATTCAGAATATCAAGAGTAGAAGCATTGAGATTAGTCATAGCAATACGTCTGGGCATAAGGTTTAATCTCCTTTACTTAAATAAGTCTTCAAACCTATATTTCTTAGGTTCTGGGTCGCCCGCATCAAGCGGGTCTTTTTCATCTTCTACAGGGTTGAAAAATCTGTCATGGTATTTCTGACGCCATTCTTTGTCAATGCGTTCGGCTTCAGCTTTCCAATCTTTGCCGTCTGGTTTTGCTTTACTGTTAAGGTCATCATAGGTGTCAGTTACATCTTCAATGAGTGATAATGTTGCATCGTCTGTATTATCACCAAAGGATTGTTTCAATGAAGCAAGCAATTCTTCTTTTGTCTTGATAGCCATTGTCTTTATTCCTTTCTTTTAAAATGGATAACGGATGTAGAAAAATAATGGAAGTTTACGTGAAGGAGTAGGTGTAGGTGGAGTAGGTGGTTCTGGTGGAGTTACTCCGCCAAGGTATTCATACCAGAAATTAGCATCAGTAACCCGTACTTCATCCCAAGTACCTCTTTCATAACCCCAGAAGAATGTGTGAACCAAAAAGTCAACTGATTTATTTTGAGCATTTGTATAAAAATCTGAAAATGACATTTTATACGAACTGCCAGAACCACCAGAACTTGACCATTCACCACCAGAAGGGTCTGAACATATCCAATGAAGATACCTGCACTGTGCATCACCATCATGTGGCTGACCTGCTTGGTTACTATAGTTTGGAGCATAGGTTGACAAGCTTTGTGCGTATGATCTATGAAGATATTTACCTGCGGGGTCTTGCTGAAATAAACCATAGGCATGATTAAAATATCGTGGTGGCGGATTAGGGTTAGGTTCTCTTTCATCTATCCATTGTGAGTTTGAAGCAAGTACGTTATCACTTCCCCATCTCCAAGGGTTATAACCAGACTCACCAGATTGATTACCTAAAGCGGCGGCAACAGCTTCAAGACTCCACCCTAAACTATTCATCACACCATAGAACATTTCAGCATTATCTTTTGCTTCATTAGAATTTCTGCCGTATGCTCCTGTTGCTTTAGCGTGCCATTGTGCCATAGCTTACTCCACAAAATTAATAATCAAAGCACCATACTTCTTCAAATCAAGATCAACTTCCATAATTTGCTTCTGTTCATTCGTTACTTTCGGTTCATCCGCAACGATAGCATTCTTCAGCATATTGTTCACAACCTTCTGCACAGAACTTGCATTATAACCTGCGTTTGTAAGGCGAACTATTCTATCGTCATCGACTCCCCATTTCCCTTCGATTACTTCAAGGGCAACTTCTCTTTCAGTTTTCACTCTTACGGATTCTCCCACTTATCCAGAAGTTTCTGCATAACAAGAGTATTGTTATTCACTGCTTCTGAAAGTTTGTCGATTTCCTGCTTATGCTGTTCTTGCAGTTTATTGATGTACCAAAAACAAACGCAAGCAACGGCAATCGGAAATCCTAACTGCGAAATAATCTGCATAATTGTTTCCATGATAAATCCTCCTTCCCTATGGAAATTATACCAAAAAGCTTGCATTTTGTCAAGAAATATGTTATAATTCATATAAGAAAGTTGGTGCTTCGAAATGTCAGAATACTATGATGGTACTAAACTTCTGTCCATGCTTGATGTAAATGGAAGAAAACCAGAGTTGTACCTATGTACAACTAACAGAAGTGGTGGTAAAACTACATACTTTCGCAGAAGGAATATAAACCTGTTTAAAAAGAAAGGCGTTAAATTCTGCGAAGTTTATAGGTATAACTATGAACTGGAAGATATAGGTGATAAAATCTTCAAGGATATAGGTTCACTATTCTTCACTTCTGATGATTTCACAGTTAAACGCAGAGCGCATGGAATCTATTATGAGTGTTTCCTTAATAACCTTCCCTGTGGTTATGCTATAGCATTGAACAATGCAGATACCTTGAAGAAGTATTCCCACCTGTTTTCAGATGTTGGACATATGTTCTTTGATGAATTTCAATCTGAAACAAATCATTATTGCAGTAATGAAATTCAAAAGCTTATTTCTATTCATACATCTATTGCGAGAGGTCAAGGCAAACAGGTTAGATATGTGCCTATGGTATTATGTGGTAACGCTGTTAGTCTTATTAATCCTTACTTTGTTGAACTCGGAATAAGTTCCAGACTCCGTGATGATACCAAGTTCCTTCGTGGTGACGGATTTGTTATGGAGCAAGGGTGGATAGAATCTGCCGCACTTGCACAGATGGATAGTGCATTCAATAGGGCATTCGCACAGAATAAGTATGTGCAGTATTCAGCACAGAACGTGTATTTGAATGACAGTAAATCCTTTATCGAAAAACCAAAAGGTCAAAGCAGATACCTTGCAACCTTGCGCTATTGCAGCACCGATTTCGGAATTCGTGAGTTCGCAGAACAAGGAATTATATACTGTGATGATCATGCCGACAGCACGTATCTAAATAGGATTACTGTTACCACACAAGATCATGAAGTAAACTATGTTATGCTAAAGCGCAATGACCTCTTTCTTTCCAATTTGCGCTATTACTTTGAACAGGGTTGCTTCAGATTTAAGGATATGCGTTGCAAAGACGCAGTGCTTAAAGCACTCTCTTATTAGTATATCCCCCACGGCTATATTCAATGGGTCTTCTGGATAAGCACAGGTGAAATAAACTGCCAGAAAGATCAGACGGACAGCTTACCGCATTGCGTAACCCGTGGTTTTGGATATAAAAATACCCCATAGATTCAGTTCTATGGGGTATTGATTTACCTGTCGAAGATTACTCCGTCTTTGACTATTACTTTAGTTATCCACACTGGAATCTTATTGTGCAAGTGATCATACATTCTTGCAGCTCTCTCTGCGGCTTTAAATGTCTTCTCCCATTTGATAATCTCATTGCCCACTATAACTACGTACATTCTTTTTCCTTTCTACCATTAATCTGGTTAACGTCATTGTATTATCTTCTTGGTTATATTTTATCATGTTTAATACAACATCTTTTCCGTAGATTTGCCTAAAATGAAAATAAGCATCTGCGGCATCTTGTTCCTCATTTTCGTAGAAAACCATTTTAGGTTTTCCATTCACAAAGAGCATAAACTTAATCATCTGAATAAGATATACAAAATTAAAAGGATAACAACTGTATAAAGATTAATGTACATAAAATCACTCCCTTACTTGTGTTCCATATGCACTGCTAAGAGTTAGCTTCATACCCTTGTAAAACTGTATGCAATTATTGTAATACAAACAATCTTTGCAAGCTGTGTCCATTACTTTATTGTACAAAAATGAACAGTCTTTTTTTGCATCTTCCTAATCTGCATTCCATGTGACACGGGTCATAATAAATACAACCGTGACATTTATCTTTAATAATATCACCTCATTTCATACATACTATCAGTAAGTAATACTCCACCTCTTATGCGCTTCGGCAATAGCTTTCCAGAGACTATCAGTCCAACATCGAAATCTGTCAGTTCCCTCTTCTTTGAGAGAAACCACCTGTCAGCATCCGTAAGATCATGCGCTTTGCCATCTTCATCGATATATTCTGTGGGATTCTCATCAGCTATAAATCCGTCCATCGAGAGTAGAAATAGTTCCTTACACTTCTGGGGCATTCCTGCACATTTTACATTGTAGTATGGTTTTTCAATAGGCTCAAGGTCTTCATGCGTGATATGCTCTATGTATGTTTTCTGTCTAACAAACCAACCTTCATCCCAACAGCTTTCCAGTTTCCAACAACAGAACTCTTTTGGGTCTACTTTGATACCTTTTATTTCATCTGGCTGAAGGTCACAATGAATGCTGTCAGTATCAGCATATATAAATCCTCTTTCGTCTTTGCCATAGTAGTTCTTTTGTGCGGCTCGGATTGTAAAATTTCTTGCATAACTGGTAATAGCTGAACCTGCGGCTATATACACAGGTCTTTTGTTGTGCTGTGTAACTGTGTAAAAGCCTAATGATTTGTCTTCTTTCACGTATGCTACTTTGAAACTGCTGTCTGTACTGCTTGCAAGTTTACCATAGAGATTGTTCAAGAAAAGTTTTGCTAACTCACGCATTGCTCCCTTGCTGTTCATTTTAATCTCTTTGTACTTATCAATATAGCTATCAAATATGCCTATTGAAGAGAAGAAATAACAGCCATCAAGAATTTCAAAATCTACAAGTTCATAATGTTCTTTAATAAGTGCAAAGTCTGTCATTGTTAAAGTCATAGTCATATATGCCTGTTTAATATTACCATCTCTATCAATGTATTCAGTGTAATATTTTCCATCATCTGGGTTATAAATGTCTGACGTTTCAAGACTTTCTGTAGCTGTGTACATTAAACTACTCTTGTTTTGAATGAAGGGCAACTTACCTTCTTTAATATAGAACCTTGTTTTAATACGTACAAAATAATAAATCCACGGTTTTAATGCTTCATCTGGGATGTAATTTCCTTGCCAGAATGTGGGTAAACCAATAGGATATTTGTTGCCACTAATGCTGTGCATCATAGAAGGATATAAACTGTTAACATCTGCTGTTGTGCCATTGTGCTTAATCTGCTTTTCCTTCCCTTTTGCAAGATAGCACCAACCACCTCTGTAAGATTTACGAATATATTCATCAGCATTACTTGCGCCATATGATTCATCTATCTCTATGTTAACAAGATTTGGAAAATATTCTTCATATAGTTTCTTACCAAGCAATGCTCTATACTCTGCAAGGCAACAACTTCCTATGGTTAACTTCTTGTGTCCTTGCTCAAATGTAGCTTCAAGTGCTTCTTTAACAACAAGAACATCATTTGCAATGTATTGCTGTTCTTCTGGTGTTATTTCGCAACCTGCATATCTGAATCCTTTATACTCCATATCTAACTTCTGGTGTTTTGTTTTGAAGCTTTCCCCTATTCTCTTAACTGTGAATGGTAATAGTTTTAAGCTATCCCTTAGTTCTATAATATGGTCATGCGTTTTGATGATAACTCTGTACCATTGCCCCATATCACTGATAGAATAAGTAAATGTTTTATTTTTCATCTTCTTAACAGGATACCATTCAAAGTCAGATGCAGGTTCATCTTCTGCTGGTTCATGAGCGGCATGTTGAAAACCTTCATCAACTAATAGATAACTAAGCCAAAATGCACCATCAAATTTAAGGTTATGGTAATAACAGATAATATCACTATCTAAGGATATGAAATACTTGAATTGCTCATCAATGCTATGAAATATTTTTACATCTTCAGTGTACAATTCAACACAAGCACTTGCCCACACTTCTGTGCTAAGCTGTCCTTCATAAACAGTAGTTTCAAAATCCCCCATGAAGTAGCGATAATTTCGGACTTTCATTCTCCTTCATTCATCCGCTCCATCATATCACTTATATCTTTGGACTCTGCTACTGTTAATGGTCTACCATAGAGAATTTCAGTGAACTTATTTATATCAATTTGTACACCTTCTCTGGCTGAATATTCTTTATACTTAGAACCACTGCCATACAGAACACGATTTACAATATCTATAAGATCTCTTTCATGGTTAACGCAGTTCCTAATAACTTGTTCTCTACCAAGTGAACTAATAGCACCATCAAGAACACTTTTAAGAGTGTTTCGGTCATTTCTCTTAATACGTTTTAATTCTTCTGACCATAATATTGATTCTGTCCAATTGTTAATTAAGTCTTCAATTTGATTAAAAGCTACTTCTGTTTCTCTTGGCAAACCTTGCTCATCCTCTGCCTGTTTCCTTGCTTTTCTCCTTATCTCTTCTTCGTTTATTTCAGAATCTTTTTGACCTTGTTCTTGCTTTGCTTTCTCTGCTTCAATCTGTTCCTTTTCTAATTCTTCAGCTCTTCTTTTAGCTTCATTTGCTCTTCTTGTTTCCCAACCTTTCCGAGAACGTTCGGAATATTCTTGCCTTCTTCTTTCAGTACCAATAATATAACTATCTTTAATTGGGTCATAATACTTTGCAAACTGATAAATATTCTCAACAGCCCTCTTTAATTTGTCAAGAAGTTTTTGGCTAATATACTTAGGGGTTTCATCTTTGTAAACATTATCAAGAGGAACATAACCAAGTTTACCGATTCTTTTAAACTGTCTTTTAATCTCAGCAACCAGTTCCATATATGCAGTCTGGTTAGCAGTAGGCTTTTTAGCCACATCTTTCATCCCCTTATAAAAAGAATACCCCACGGGTTAGCGTGGGGTTTATAAAACAGGTGCGCTTACAGAACAGAGCAGGTAATGAACTGCTTACCTTTATAGTTCTTGCTGTCCTTGCGGTAAACTTCAATGCTGAAGTCTTCTTCACCTGCTGACAGCATCTCACCAGTAATGTCTTCCAGAGTGGTAAGGAAGGATTCAGAACCAGTGTTGTACTTTGTGCCGTCCTTGTCTACGACAACAACATTCTGGTAGTCCTTTCTATCCTTGCTCTTCTCATTGTGGATATTGAGAAGAACATGGTAATCATAATCGATAACCACTTTGCCCTCTGCCTGTGTAGCATTATCAAGGTTAATGCTATTGCTAAGGTCTTTGAGTTTGATTTTTTCCTTCGGATAGAGTTCTCTTGTAGAACTTACAATGTTTACTTCGTAACCTTTCATTTCTGTTACTCCTTTTCTTTAATATTAGTTTTCAGTTTTTTCGCGGGGAGGGAGAATCTTTGCGGTGGCGATGAACTCCTGTTCTGTCATGCCATACAGAGTTTCTTCGGTTTCTGCACTCTGAACATGTACGACTTTCACAGTTTCGCTGTTGATAAGCGGCTCAATGCGTTTCAGCATTGCTTTCTCATCCTTGTAGGTACGGGGAAGAATAACTTCCTGTGTGAAGGGTTTTTCCTGCACAAGATCAAGGCAGAGAACTTTACACTTAGTTGTGGTAATCGTTCTTGTTACCATTGGCTGTCTTGCCATAATTTCTACTCCTTTCTTCAAGATTAAGATTAACGCTTTTGCTACCTTTGGGAATTGCACCCAAATGCTGACTACTGGTAGCATATAAATGGGATTACAGCGTAGTTAACCGACAGTAATCCCACCCACCAAGCCATGAGCTGGTGTTTCCGGAGGTACTCACCTATGTGGTACAAGAGTATAATACCACAAATCCAAGCAAATTGCAAGAGAAAAATGCTGAAATTGAGAACTTTTTTCGATATTGGGAAATATTTAGCTATCGAGCAATTCCAATTCAAGAGGGTCTACTTTGCCTGTGTTTTCTTCAGCGAACAACCGCATAGCTTTCGCAAGCATATAGTGATAGGCTGATTGTAAATCTGCACAAGCAATTTTGTGCGTACAGCCTTCACAATCCATGTCACGTGTGTCATAATATGAACTATACTGTTCACAATGACCACATAATCCTCTGTTTATAACATCTGCTACAAATATAGCATCATCCTTTGTATATGCTTTAGACTTAATTGTAATCATGAAAATGCCCTCTTTTCTAACAATTCCATGCACTGTTCTGCAACCTTGCGTACAAAAGTGCAGATTTCAAAGCTTGGGCAATCAACACAAGCAATCTTTGGATATTTACACTGAAAACCTTCAAGAGTTACCCTTGTTGCTATTAATTCCTGTGAAGACAAAGACTCTACATCAAAAACCATTTTAGACTCCTTCTAAACGATAATATTTCATTTTCTGAATGTTGAAAAAATACTCTGGGTAATTGCAAAAACCACTGGTTGCAAAACGTGACGTAGGCATTCCAAAACCTTTTGAAGTGAGAAAACCTTCTAACCAAGGCGCATTGTTAACATCGACAAATCCAAATTCATCTTTGTTAGCTAAATCCCTGTTAGGAAGGTTTACAGTTACACTGCAATAGGGTTGAAAAAAATCCTGCGGGTCATCTTTGCGCCTTGCGTAAATGGAAATTGCAATTCTGCCACCATCTTGATACCTGCCTATTTTGAAAAAACCTTCGTTTTTCCATCCATCCCAAGGGTCTTTGAATTCAAATATCATAGTGGGCACGAATCCTTTCCTTCACAGTTTTGCGTAAAAAGTGGTAAAAATCTGTGAGCATCAAGCGGAGAAAGCTGAAGAAAATCTACAAGTATGTCTTCTGGTTTTGGATAGTAGGAATCCCCTTCATACCAATCAGAAACCTGCCACTGTATTTCTTGCAGTAAATCTTCGTATAATTCATCAATGGTTAATTCCATGCCAGAAGTATACGTTTCACGCAAAAATGCTTTGGCTTTTTCAGCAAATTCTTCTTGTAACGTTTTAGTCTCTTCCATGCAGAAAAAACTCCCTTCAATGTTAGTACATAAGAAAAAATCTTATGCCCGACACGTAGGGAAGAAAAATCTTCCCGTTATGTAAGAAAATAATAACGCAGAAATTTGTAAGCTAATTTCTTAGCTTGCTTCATGTTTTCGCAATACAAAGTCTTTTCCCATTGCTTTTCCCATGGATTGAAAAACCATAAACGATAGTTTAATAAATCTTTTCGTTCTGTAGGGACAAGCATAAAGGTGTATCCTTTGTATTCAAAAGGCTTAACTTTTGACTCAGCCATGATTATATTTTCCTTTCTTAATATTAGTATGCCCGACACATAGGGGTAGATTACTCTACCCCGCATTTCTTGAAAACTGCATCATACATCGAGTCAGAAATTTGCTTACGTACCCCAAAACAGGTGAATGTCAAACTCTTTGAAATATTAACCTCTTCAAAAATTGAATCCGGAAGATAGGGCACAAGTTCAAAACGTTCTTTTTTGGTTAATAATTCACCTTCAACAACACCATACTTATGAAAATAATCATAGACGTCATGTTTAACACGATAGTATTTCATAATTATTCTATTCCTTTCTGTTAATATGCCCGACACGTTACAAAAAGATGATTATATCGAGTTGATATAATCATCAATATTTTTAGCCGTTTCTGAATCGCAATAAATTTCAAAATGAGTGAAATTGTAATTGCCAGACGTTTCATACTTGATACCATTATCACGCAAATACATTCTAAGCGCACTAATATCAGCATCATTCAACAAATCAATATTATACCATTTTTTCATAGTTATTCATTCCTTTCTGTTAATATGCCCGACACACTGGTTTGTTCTACGATACCAGTAAACGCTTGACCACTTCTATAAATAATGAGTGGATAATTTAGTGCAGGGTTTAATATGGTAGCATTGCCCGCTTGCTTGACGCATTTCCTTATTGATTATAGAGGTATAAGAAATGCCCATGAAAGACCCTCTCTATTGTTCCGTTAATGTTTTTAATGTGGTGAATCATAACCCTTAAAATATCCACAAGACATTAATTGCCCGACACGTTAACCATAACTGAAGAGGAAATTATTCCTCTTCAGATTCTTTCTTTGTTCCCCTTGGCGGAAGAACAACGGCATAAGCCATGAAAAAGCTTTCTGGCATCCCGTAAAGGGTTTCAATGGTTTCAGCAGATTTCACCATAACAGCAATGTGATTGCTACCATTGTTTTTGAATGTTTCATTCAGTGCAGAGATTGCGGAAGAATCTTCACGACTTCCGGAAAGAGTAATTTCAGTATCATAGCATGAATTTTCATCCGGATTTACGCACATAATAGCGTACTTTGTGCTTTCAATCGTGCGAGTGATCATTTTTTCCTTTTTCATTGTTTTAATTCCTTTCAAAATGTTAGTATTATTTAGGCATTTTTCATGCCCGACACGTTCAACAGAAAAGAGGGTTTAAATTAAACCCTCTAATGTTTTCACCACTTTTTCATAAGCTTCAACTAAAGCCTTGCGGTATGCTACGGTTTCTGCATCATACTCATTTTCAATAGCTTCATCTCTTGTTGTGATTGCGTTATCATAACCCCATTTAATATCAGAAAATACAATCGACAGGCAATCAAGAAGAGCCTTCTTTTCCGTTAATTTCTTTGACATAGTTATTTCTCCTTTTAATATAAATTAGCATTTTTCATGCCCGACACGTTAAGCATCAACGGAAAGTATATGTGCGATTTTTTCCATACTTTCCGCCAACACCAAAATCATTGAAAAATTTAGCAATGTGCTGTGCAGATGTGGCTGTATATCCGTATACGTTACGTAATACATCCGCTTGATATCCAAAATCTCTATCAATTACTGCGACAATCGTATTATAACTTCTAAGCAAATAATAATTTTCGGTTATAATAACTTCAGCTTGACACGTTCTTAAACGTTTGACTTCGTAATTAAAACGAAGATAATCATCAATAGCTTTGTTATAAAGTGATAAAGCCTTTTCATTGACAATAGCCTGTTCTGCCTTTTTCATGATAGTTAAATTCCTTTCAAAATTAAAATTATTAAGCACAGGAATTTTGTGCCCGACACGGGGTAATGTATATTACCCCATTTTTAACGTGTTTCGTAGCAATTTTCAGCTTGGTACATTTTCATGTACTTTCCCCTAGCCTTTTGAAAAAAGGTATTTTACGCCCTTGGAAAAAAGAGCGGGGTACACTCATCGGGGGCACTTTAACACTAACATTAAAGGTTACATATTTAACTGAACAGTTTCAACAAGGCAACCAGTGTGCGCTTCCTTTAGGGCGCACGTATCCCTTGTATTATTGCCACCTTGACTCTGTTACCTGTCAAGGGTTTCCGCTATTCATATTTCAAGGTACACCCAAGCTTGTCAACCACCCTTGCCGACTTGGACGGTTCAAGGGCTTCCCGACCCACCCTTGGAAGAGGTTCAACCCCCATCCCTTAGGATGGTTCTACATTAGCACAGGTATCAGATTTTGTCAATACCCAACATTTATACCCATTTTACACGTTTTATAGCACTTTTCCAGCTGTTTTAACCATTAAAAGTTACCATTTTTGCACGTTTTAGGTTGACTTTTTTCAAAGCGTGTTTTGCCCTTAAAAGTTACTAATATTTATATTTTATACTGTTTTCATGTTAGATTAACGTTAACATTATACCCTGTTTTTTACCCTATTTCATCCCGTTTATGGGGCAAATAGTGTACCTTTGAAAGATTGTACAACTTGCACAAAGATGGTACACATTAATAAAATTTTAACTATCGATTAAAAAATAAGCAACTGGTGTACTGTTAAATGGGGAAAATGAGGTACACCGTTTCCGCCTTTTACTA